CTTCGCAGACAATTTCCTGCCAGGTCGCAACCGGCAGATTCCTGTATGCGTCTTGTGCGTCTTCCTCAGACGTTGCGACGACCTGGAAGGAAACGTGAATCGTTTCCGTGATCGTGTAGACTTTAACTTTCTTTTTCTTTTTGGGTTTGCTCATGTGTATGTGGGGGGAAATTAGATTTGTTTAACAATTACTACCCGGTGGGAAGTTTCATTTCCCTCTCCGTCTTCCATGTAGAAACGACGGCCATAAAAATAGGCGCAAGCCGTTTCGATTGTTCCGTTAATTGACGTTACCCAGTTCAACCCAGAGTCGCACGTTATTTTAACGACGATTGCATTTTGATTCATGTTCATAAGGAAAGGTTACTGGATAGGAGTTACGTATTCTTCTGGTAGATAGTCAACAGTTATTGCATGACCATATTCAAGTAACTCCAGGTCAACCGGCTTCAGTTGCTTCTTGATCGAGCGCACGTCGTCGTCGCACTGGACATACTGGTCAGACCATTTGCCGTCTGCCTTCCAGGTATACTTCATGCCAGTAGGCAGCACGTCACCGGCCCACATATGAAGGTATCCCATAGCGTCTTCCTTAATTGTTATTTTCATTTGGAATATTTGTCAGTGAGAAGATCGTGCATCAGTTTAACGTCGAAACTTTCGTCGTCGAACTCCAGGTCTTTCTGGTCATAATCTATAATACAAATGGATTTGTAAAGATTGGAAAACGTTCCGCAGTAATGTTCTGATGCAAAGTAATGTACGGCAATTCTCATTTCATAATGAGTACTGTACTCAGACCAGTCAATCAGACTGCCGGTGTTCTGGCGCAGGAAGGATTCCATTTCCTCCAGTGTGGGATCGAGTGTCATGTTCATTCGGCAGCTAGGGTTGCAAGCCGGTGCAGTTCAGTTTCAAATCCGGATCGAACTCCACACTCCCACTGCTCGCAGAGATCGTCTAACATATCTTCCAATTCGGATTCCTGGTCTTCACTATCCAGGTCCATGCAATAGAATATGTCTTTAAGGATTGATGTAGGGGTAGGGCCGTCTGCGTACTCTCCTGAGAGATTCGGCAACCCGTCATAAAGCCCGTTGTCGCAATCGTCGATTGCCTTAAGCACGGCACGTGCAGCTTCTGCCTGATTGCCGGTGAAACGGCCGCCAAACAAATCCTGCTCAATCCAGTTAGCATGATTGCGTCCGGCCTTTTCGCCCAGTTCATGGGCGCACAGTTCGGCACGTGTGAAGAGATCGTCTGAAGATTCCATGATAGTGAATATTTTATATATTACTCTTCGCCGGTGGCTTTACGTTTGGCACGTGCTTCCAGGTGCTTTTCATATTCCTCAAACACGCTCAGTTCCTGCGTGTGATTCATGTAGGCAATGGCAGCATCACCGGGGATACGGCAGTACAGGGAACTAGCAACCTGGCAAGCAAAGGACAGTGCAGTCATAATAGATTGCGATTCATCCGGCTGGATCGAAAGACAACTGGTGCTAACGTACCAGGTCCCAAGCGCATACTCATGCACGTTATCATGCTTCCAATTTCGATTGACTCGGAAGGAATGATAATTGCCAGACGCATCAGGTTGAGTGTTAAAATTAATTTCATTTAACGTGCCGGTCTGGTAGTCCAGTGAAATACTCACACGCAGTTTGGCGCAACCGATTACGGGTTGATAGTACGTCTCAGAATAATAACCTCCCCGTTTAGAATTATAATCCACTAAGCCAGGCAGACCGGCTCCCTCTAGTGCAGTGATTACATAATGGAGAACATGATTCCGCAGATCGTCTTCGATTGCCTTATTGTAAGCACCGGCAGTAGCGTCGAACTGTTTCTTGATCAGTTCATGTTGACCATTAAGGAAGGCAAGTTCCTCCCGTTCGGAAACCTTCAGACGACGTTCCCTTTTGATGTCATACAGACCGGCAATCTTATTATTAAGAATGCTCAAGTCGGCAGTGGCAGTATCCCAGGCAGCTTTGGCTTCCGTCTGGGCCGGAGTAAGCGCAAGACGGGTAAGGTCCTGGTACTTACTGATCGGGTTGTTAGTGAGTTCAGTGGTCATGTGCGTGTGTGTATTTATTAGGTATATGTCAGTTAAGACATAGGTACACAAAGGCCCAGGTACTACCCAGTCAACCCCTAAGTTAAACTATTTATAAATAATCTTAAGCCGGGGTCTGGCGCACACTGAGAGGGGAATGACGTGCTTCTGTACCCAGTCGATAATATTGCAACGGGCCATACGTGTATGCCGGTGCAGCGAACCTACCAGTAGATCATAATCATATGCCAGGAGCCTAGAACCGTGAGTGCCAGGAGCAGCTGGTTTAAGCAGTGCCAGGTCACACAGGCACGTGGGGAGTATGTATGCGTACCTACCTACCTCACATACCTTCAGCCTACCTACCCTGCCTACCCTGCCTACCCTTTGCGTCTGCGTACCTTGCGTACCTTGCGACGTACCTTGGCAGTCTTTTTTAAGCCTACCTCTGGGTCTATGTAGTGTACCCCGAACAGGCTTTCCTCCCCGTCGTTCAGCCCTAGAATGTTGTACTCTGTCCATTCGATTGCGTCGTCTAGTGAGAACTCATAGATATGCATACACACACGTACCAACTCCCAGTAGTCATACGTGATGTATCCATTCTTGCGTACCTTGTGGATTGCCTTGTCGAAGTGCTTTGCCGGTTCGATGCGAATGTATTGGGACATACCTTACGCATACCTACCTAGTCCTGCTTTGGCAACGTGGCAACCAGGTCATCAACCATTTTAATACGCTGGCCGATCCACTTCATTACATTGGTTGTCATGCTATTTCCAATGGCCTTGTACCGTGCGCCATCAGGACATTCACTGGCTGGCTTACCACGCCACGGGATTCTGGTATGTCCAGGTTCAAAGCCCTGTAACTTCTCACATTCTTCTGGGGTCAGACGACGTACCGCCATAGGGGTGGCGATATGTGGAATCTGGTCGCCCATAGAAGCCTTGAGGGTGGTAGTCGTTTCAGTGTTAGGTTCAGCACCGGCAGCTCGACGCAGATTGCCAGGTTGCCATGAGATGCATTCCGTCGTGTTCTGAACGAACGGCACGTTACCACCGCCCGTACCAAAACGAGCAGAGATGGTAGGAGCAACGTCATGTGGGCCAGTGACACGGCTATCATTCGGATGGTTCTCATAGATGACCTGTTGAGGGGTCGCTACAAACTGGTCTTGGGTTGCGGCTACAGTGAAGGTCTTGTCTTCATAGTGTAGCATACCAGTACCGCCACGTTCGTTAGGCTTAACCTCTCCACCCTTTGCGCCAGAGTACTCGCCACCGCAACGAACCTTGAAGGCGATAGGCGGGGGCTGGATAGCATGAGGGCCACGGGCTACCAAGGCCGGTACTGCATTGTCATGCTTGATAAGCGGATCGTACTTTGCGTTCGCTCCTTGTGAGTAGGCCGCACGATCTAGCACGACGGGGAGGGATTCTATTCCTCCAGGTTGTCCTCCGTCAGTTCCTCGGTCAGCGACTCCGGCAATGAGGTTGTAGTGTTCATCTCCTGCTGGGCCTCCTGTTCCTTTGTGCCACTTGTTGCTGACTGTCCCAGAGATTCCATCTGCTGTGCAGTTAATCCGGCTGTTGCCATCAGTGCTTGTTCTAGCAGGGGGGGGAGTTCCTTCCCACGTAGTCGGCTGCGCCGTAGAACGCCCGAAGCTGCCTTTGCCGTCAAAAAGTACCGCTGCGGGATGTCTCCAGTCTCCAGTACGGCAGCCAACGAGGAATACACGCCTCCTGCGTTGCGGAACGCCAAAGAACTGTGAGTCCAGCACTCTGTAGGCGAACCCATACCCGCAACTTGCCAAGGCGGTGAGGAGGGACGAAAAGTCTGATCCAGAGTTCGAGGACAGAAGACCGGGGACGTTTTCGTAAATAATCCATTTTGGCTTAAGGTGGTTAACAAGTCCGAAATAGACGAGGGATAAGTTACCACGTGGGTCATCCATTCCTTCTCGCAATCCGGCAACGCTGAAGGCTTGGCAGGGTGGGCCTCCGACCAAAACATCAACTGTTCCTGGGGTGAGTCCCCATTCTTTCCATTGGGTGAGATCGCCATAATTTTTTACGTGTGGGTAGCGTTGCTTCAGCACCTCACAGGGGAAGGGTTCGATTTCGCTGAAGCCTACCGGGGTAAAGCCCAGGTCGTGCCACGCTACCGAAGCCGCTTCAATCCCGGAGCATACTGAGAGGTATCGCATCAGACGATTTCCTCCTTGCTCATCTTCTTCTTGAGGGTGCGCCACTTCTTAATGGTAGCGACCATTGGGTCAGAAGCCCTGCCGGAGCAGATGGTTTCAAACTGGTTGAGGATTTTCTTCATCGAGTCGATGTGCTTCTGGAGGATTTCTTTTTCCTCACATTGGATTTGGATTTCCATTTCGAGTTCTTGGTTGGTTGCTTCTAAGGAAAGAAGGTAGTCTTCGTCGCTCACTTGCCAAGGCCAAGGATGGCCTGGAGGAAGCGGGTACGGAACGTGGCGACATCTTCGCCTACTTCCGGCTGGCACTTGACCTTGTTGATGGTGGAGCCGAACAGACGGGTGGCCTCAGAGATCGAGTCCCACAGTTTGTCGTACTTGCGGTACATCATAACCTTCTGGGAGAGGGTGATGTCCTTGGCGCTGGTCTTCGGGTCACGGCAAGCGAATGCCAAGGCACGGAGAGTGTTCCAGTCAAGACCGGCAACGATCTCGTCAGTGAGTGCCTGTTCAAGACGAGTCTTGGCGCGGGGCAGGATGGAGAAGTACTCGACCATCTCGGAGACGGAGGAGGGCTTCTTGGATGTAGTGGCTTCAGTCATATTATTCTTGGGTGGTGGGAGAGGGGGAGAAATCAAAAGATCCATTCTTAGGCAACACGCCAACACGGGCGGGGACACCCCAAGCGTGGGGGAAGAAGCAGACCTCATTTGAGTTATAGCCGGACACGTCAAACGGGATGACGGCTACGGTATGCAGCAGACAAGTGTACTTATCGTCTGCCAGCATCTTCTCGGCATAAGCATCGGCTTCTTCTTGAGTATTATAAAACAGGATGCTGTTCGCCACATCTTTTGAGATGAAGCCGAACCGGGTTTTGACGACTGCGTAAGCAGTGCGGGTGCTGTATGTTGGTTGGGTCATAGGAAGGACTGCGACAAGAACATCGCACATCCATCCAGTCAACGTCTAAATAAATCTTTTTATCTTTATTCCGACTTGGGTTCTTCAACCTGGGGAATGTCTATCACTAAACTGTTGGCATCCAGCAACTTATTGATGTCGTCCGCAGAGATTCTCAACTCCGCTTTGATGTTCACGGTGGGCGTGGGATCGATTAACTTGTCCAACTTGTCGATAGCGATGGCAGTCGAAAGCATCAGTTGACCAAGCGGGATGCCATCTACCTCAGACTCCAAGCGTTCGGTTGCCTTGGTCACGAACGATGCGAGCCTGGCAGCAGTCTTGCGCTTGAAGGTAAGGATGTCCAACTGCCCGGAGTCAGCGAGTTGATGTTTGATTTCGGTGACGGTCTTCGGCTCAACGGCAGTCATCTTAGCAGTCTCCTGTGAGGGTACGCCTTGCTTGAGCAGCTCCTCGATCCGCTTGACGGTAGCCTTGGGCAACTTCTTTCCAGCGTCTGGGTTATTCTCTGCCAAGCGTTCAAACTTCGGGTCGGTATCCATAAAGTCAATATGCCACCTTGACCAATGGATGCAAGCCGGAGTAACACATCGAATGGCTACCATTGCTCTCCGTATTGAACCCCCACCCACGCATCAAGCTGCACTTCGTATCCTTAAGAACAAGAAGACTGGCGCTATGTTCGTAGGCAAGATGGCTAAGTCCTCTGCCAAGAAATGGAGCGTGGAGTTCACAGCCCTGTTGATCGAGGCTAAGAGTAAGTTCAACGTGAAGACCTACACCGGCCCGACCACGGTAGGTGTCGTGTTCGTCTACCCCCATACCAAGCAGTCGGCCAAGGAGGGGCATAGCGTCCCCAAGGTAACCAGGCCCGACGTAGACAACTTGGCTAAGTCTGTGCTGGATTGTATGGTGTCTGCCGGTTGGCTGGAGGACGACAACCTGATCGTCGAACTTATCCTCAAAAAGATTCACGCGCCATCTGCACAAGTTGTCATTGACATTGACGATTACATTACCTAAACAACCCATCCCTAACCCTATGAGCAAAATCAACAAAGTCATTAGCGGACTGTCGTTCGCTGAGTATAAACAAAACCCTGGCGTTAACGCTTCTTACCTCAAGAAGTACAACGTCTCTCCGCTGTTCGCTGAGACTGACACTTTCGAGTCGTCGGCTGCCACCGATCTCGGAAACTACGTCCACGCCTTGACCATCGACCAAGGTACGCTGGAGAACTTCGCCTGTCTCCCGACCACCGGGGAAGGTAGCAAGACTGCCCGTGCCGATTGGCGCAAGGCTCACCCCGATGGCATCCTGCTTTCCCCCTCTGCTATGGAGCAGGGCAAGGCCACGGCTGACAAGTTGAAGGCGTTCCCTTACTTCCACGAACTGATGGGTCGCTCCGGCATCGACACGGAAGTCACCCTGTTCTGTGAGCATCCCAAGTACGGCTGGCCGATGAAGGCTCGCATCGATATCCTGGCGATGGATGGCGAGGAGATTTACCTTGGGGACGTGAAGACATATGGCAAGGCTCTCACCAAGAAGCAACTGTTCTGGGATATCCGTGACCGGGCATACGATTTGCAATTGGTTCACTATCGTCGCTGTCTTCAGATCGTCCTCAACAAGAGTCCCAAGGAGATGGCCCTGTACTTCGCTGAGACTGAAACGGCAGCACACGACTGCGCCAAGGTCATCCTTGATGAAGGCTGGCTCGCCCACGCTGAACTCCGTCTGGACGAATACTATCGTCTGTACAACGAGTGCCACAGCACTGGCATCTACCCCGGCTTCAACTTCGGTAGGGAGTTGACCCTCACCTTGGGAGATAACCTTTCGTGACCGCACCAAAGGAAGGGTTCGGCCTCTGGATTCCAGGGGCTGTCCTCTCACGCACTGACCTGAGCCTGGAGGAGAAGTGTCTCTACGGGCTTCTGGAGGTGCTTGATGGGGGCAAGGGGTGCTGGGCATCCAACGACTGGCTTGCGAGCCGTCTGAGCGTCAGCGAGAGGGCAATCCAGCGGTACTTGGCTAGGCTAGAGGAAGCCGGTTTGGTCATCAAGGTCATTAATGAGGCAGCGGGTAACCAGCGCCGGGTGCAGACTATCGGATCGTATTCTGCCTCCTCCCCCTCACGCCAAGTTGACGTGACCCTCACGCCAGTCTGTCGTGACCCTCACGCCAAGTTGTCACCCAAGAGTAGAAAAGAGAATAACAATGAGATAGATACAATCCCCTTACCCCTTCCTCACGGTGAGAACTTTAGGCGATCTTGGGGTGAGTGGGTTAACTATCGGACTAAGACCAAGAAGCGTTTGTCTAGGTTCGCGCAAGAGAAGCAACTCAAGCTGCTGGAAGGCTTGACCGAACTTGAAGCCGTTGATTGTATCAACCGATCTATCGCCAATGACTGGCAAGGACTGTTCCCAGAGAAGGCAAAGAATAGTAAATCTTTTACCAAAATCTTAACCCGTGAAGACCACAACAATGGATTCTAAAGACCAAATCAAACGCCTAGGTTTCGATGCTTGGGCTGACAACCAGTTCGTCAACGCCATCGAGGACTTCGTGATGCCAGGTCACGGCAACATCTCTGTCACCAGCGTCAACGAAGACCTAAGCATCCTTATCTGGTGGGACGACACCACAATCAACTGCACCATCCGGGCATACACCGATGAAGGCTGGAAGGTTTACGACAAGTCCATCAAGAACAATGGACGCTAACCCCAGACCATTCTGCAACGGGTGCAAGGGGCCACTCACCCCTGTCTTCGACCCGTCAAAGAAGACATTCATCACAAAGTATTTCACGTGCAAGCCTTGCGCTGACACGGGTAAGACGACATACTGGGACTACCCTTTCAAGTATGACGAAGTCCTTGGCAAGCACGGATACATCTGGCTGGATCGTCATCCAGAATATCCCGTTGCCTTCATCGACACGGAAGTCGCAAGGCTCTCTGAGAACCTTCAACGCATCACGACCTGGAAGCCGGGGGACAAGGCAAGCCTCCTGCTCCACGGCACGACGGGAACCGGCAAGACCCGCACGGCTTGGTTAATCTTCAACCGTATCTGGGCTGACAACTTCCCCGACAAGGCAGTCTGGTTGCCTATGCGTAAACTTGAGATGGCAATTGAGAAAGGGTTCGACGAGCATAAGCACGGCAAGGTACTGGATTACTTCTGCACCGTCCCACTCCTGGCGTTCGACGATCTGGGTAAGGAAAGACTGACCGCCCGTATGGAGTCCGACCTGTTCGCTATCATCGACGAACGCACCAGCAATCTCCGGCCTACAATTATCACCACAAATTATAATGGCACTACACTCCTCGACAGGTTTAATAACAAAGAAACAGGGGAAGCCCTCCTCCGTCGCATCCGTGAGTACTACACCGCAGTACACGCTTAAGCCGATGAACTCGTCCTTCCCTGCTATGCAGTGGCAAGTGACCAGCCAGTCCCGCAAGAACCTAGCGCACACTGTGGATCTGTACGCTGGGAGCTGCACGTGTGAGGAGTATGTCTACCGGCTTAACGGCAAGGACAGCCAGGTTCCCCCTGCCCTGCGTAGGTGCAAGCACATCAAGGCAGCCCGTGAAAAGGTGGCTGATATTGTTATCGAAAACAATCTGCGAAACAGGGCTTGACAGTTATTCACACTGCTCACATACCATTCACATCCTTATGAAACGTATCCTATCCTTGTTGCTTGCTGCCACAGCCTGTGAAGCCAAGTCTATCGTTACCGAAGACCTTGTTCACAAGGTAGGCATCATCGAATCTAACCTCAAGCCGGACGCAGTCGGAGACGATGGCGAAAGTCTTGGCGCGTTCCAGATCGGACGCAGGGCTTGGGCCGATGCCGTAGCCTATAGCAAACTGGTTGCTGGCCCTCACGACTACACTCTGCCAGACGACTGGAAGGGTCACGCTAAGGACTTTGAGATGTCCCAACGTGCAGCTGAACTCATCCTTAAGATGCACGAAGAACGGATGATTAAGAACCGGGTGAAGCCCACTGAGTTCAAACTTTATATGGCCTACAATATGGGCTGGGTAGGTGCTGCTCAACATAACTTTGACATCAACAAGACTTGGGGCTTTCGTAAGGCCATTCTCCTGCGAGCCAAACTTATCCTCTCAAAGTAATTTCCTACCACAATGAGCAACCCAGCACACGACATCAAGTCCCTCACCCGCCTCATTAACCAAGAGGCAGAGCGAGTGGAACACACCATCAGCAACCAGCAGAACCAGATCGTTTACTTGTCTGACAAGTTGAACCGGCTGTTCCACTCGTTGCGCCAGTTCAATATGCACCACGGACGTGACCTAGACCCGGACACGCTCGATGCCTTCAACGCAACCTGGCGTTCCCACGAAGCCACCTTTGACACGTGGCAGTCTTACCAGAAGCGAAACGATGAGTCGGGTCTTGATACGACCTTTAACCTCGACATCGATAACGAATAATTTATGACCCAAGTACCCAACCAAATGAACGACGAAATCATCAACAAACTCCGCGCCCCTTTCGGGCCTGACCGCATCGAGTGGCGACTCCAGTCGTCCGGCAAGAAGCAGGACGGTTCCTTCTGGGCAAAGTGCCTGTGCTACATCGACAACCGTGCTGCGATGGAACGCCTTGACGAAGTGTACGGCCAGAACTGGTCGCACTCCGAGGAGTTCAAGCAGATCGGTACGCAAGCCGTCTGCACCGTAACCATCACCATCGAGTCCCGTGGTAGCGAAGGTGTCGCCCTATTCCCCTATCGCTCTGTCACCGGCTCCTGTGCCGTTGAAGCCAATGGCGACATCGACCCGTTCAAGTCTGCTGCCTCTGGCGCTATGAAGCGAGCCGTGGTGAACCTGGGCATTGGTCGTTACCTATACTCAATCGAAGAAACGTGGGCGGTCATTGACCCGAACGGCAAGTACACTGGTGCAACCAAGGACAAGCAGTACTTCAAATGGAACCCTCCCCAGCTGCCGACGTGGGCTGGTGGCACTGGTGAGTCTGCCCCTGCTCAGTCCTATGCCCCCCAGCAGTCTTACGCTCCCCAGCAGAGCGAAGCCCCTGCCCCTCGTCCCGCCCCGGCTCCTGTCGCCTCTGATGGCACGTGGCGTACTGTGGTCATCCCGTTCGGCAAGCAGCAGGGTCAGACCCTTGGTCAACTTAACCCTGCCTCCCTCAAGTGGTGGCGCGAGAACTACCAGCCGAAGCCTTACAAGGGTAAGATTTCGGATAAGGACAAGGCGTTCCGTGATGCCCTCGACCAGTCCGAGGAAGCCTACAAGCCTATGCCCACCGCTTCCAAGAGCGAGGTCATCATCGACGACGAACCCTCCGACGACGTTCCGTTCTAATCAACAAGTACTTTCCTTATGTACCCCAACGACAAACCCTACGATCCGCAGGAGGAACCGAAGTCCGTCGATGGCAAGACGGGTTCCGGCAACTCCTCTGAGGTCTTTACTTCCTTCCAGAACATCGACCAGAACCTTCTGACCGACGACGAGATTATGGAGATTATGCGTTACGCAGTAGGCCGTGAAATGGCTAGACGCATCAGCAAACTCCCAGGTCAACAAGGATGAGTGACCAACTCCTACGGATGGTCGGCCTAGACCCTTCCAAGGTTCGGGCGATGATGACCCCGGTTGAGCAGCCCAAGAAGAAGACGGGTGGTCGCCCTGTTAAGCCAGCCCAGAAGGTAGTCTTGGCATACGAGATGATCCAGAAGACTGGATGCACCCTTGAGTCTGCCTCCAAGTCCTATGGCGTATGCGTGTATCGCATCGTCAAGTGGGCGCGGGAAAACAACAAGCCCTACGTCTGGAACGCTGAAGGCTTAGACAAGAAGGCAGCTGAACTTGTAGCACGTGGTGTGTTCACCAACATCCGGCACGGCCTACGCACACGTGTAGCCTATCACCTAGCCCTCAAGCACGGGGTGAGTAAGGCTTGCCGTATGACCGGCACATCCCGTCGTGGTCTTTACTATTACTGTGACCGCTATAACCTCCAGACCCCAGCCCGTGAGACTGGCGCTATCAGTGGATAACATCATCCATACGTTCAAGGCTCTTGAGTGCGAGGGACGCATCTTTGATGTCAGCGTCTTCATCTCCTATACTTGGGATGAGGGTAAGGAGGGCGAACTGGAAGACTTCTACCCAGAGGTAGAGGACTTTAATCTGTCTGATGTCTATGAGATACTACCCGGTGGCAACCAAGTCTACATCTCTCACATTGACCCGATCAGGTGGGATATCCTTGGTTTAATTGACGACAGGCTTGATGAGGCTTTAGTCGGAGTTACCAAACATAATGAGTAAATACGACATCGTCGCTATGGGCGACAACCACGGTGACCTGGGCTGTGAGGATACGCTTAATCAAGTGATGTCCTTCGTGAACCGGGTTAAGCCCAAGTACAGGGTACACCTAGGCGACAACTGGGATTTCCGCTGGGCAAGGCGCGGAGTCGATAAGGATTCCTCTGAGGCACGTGAAGGCGTGAAGGAAGACCTGGAGGCTGGCATCCGTTGGATCGAGCGATACAAGCCCACACATTTTTTATTCGGAAACCACGACGATAGAATCCGGCAGATTATCCACAACACGGACTCGATTAAGACCAAGGAGGATATGCAGGAGATTCAGGACAAGATGATGCGTACACTTCGCAAGGTCGGCTGCAAGGTCATCAAGCCATATAGCGTTAAGCACGGACGGATCGTCATCGGCCCTCTTACTTTCATTCACGGCTTTAGCCACGGCCAGAACGCCTTGCTTAAAGATGCCCGTGCATTCGGCTCCCCCGGTGGTGGCTTCACGATGGGTCACCTCCATCGCCTTGAGCAGCTGAACAACGAATCCTTTGAGGGTGGAGCCTCTTGGCTCTGTGGCTGTGCTATGCGTATCGATGCTGCCGAATATGCGATGCGGCACTCCTCGACCCTTCGCTGGCAAAACGGGTTTATGTATTATCAAGTGGACGGTGATAACTACATCGGCAAACAAGCCCACCGCTTCGGCAAGGGCTGGTACTTTCCTGCATAACAATGATAAACTATCCAGAAGACATCGAAGAACGCTCTCGCAGCTTGGGCATAGACCCAGGCCGAATGCGTGAACTCCTCAAGGCCGGGTACTGTGACCCGTCATACGATCTACTACCCAAGGGCATTATGGGTCGCACTAATCCGAACCGCAACATCAGCCTGGACAAGTCCAACCGATGGGTGCTGAAGTGGACTGCTGAAGGTAAGCGCCAGTACAAGCCTCTGTGCAAAGACCTCGACGAAGCACGTGCTATGCGTGACGAGTTCTTCGACTCCATCAATTACTACAAGGACTAAATGTTTTACGAGTTCCGCAATCCTATGCCGGTGGAGACTCCCTTGGGCTACGGGATGCTAATTTATGTCAGGGATGGCGGCACATTTTCTAACGATGTGTTTGCTATAGTCCTCGACAACGATGGCATCATCCGGCACTTTACCACAGACCAATTCAAGTTTGTGCGTAACGACACATTCGGGATTCGTGACCAATAATTTCCTATGACCCGCACATATAATATAACCGACCCTTCCGTCTGGAAGAAGCGATGGGGTAAAGCCCGTGACGCTGCCTTCAAGATGCAGGACAATAAATGGACGTTGGCGCAGACGGCAGCTGACACCGGCTTGAAAGAGTTGTCCATCCGTCAGGCTGCCTATCGCTTACAGATTCCTATGATTCCAAAGCCAGGCCGTCCTCCCTACGGATCGGTTAAGCAAGCCGTGCTTGAGGCTCTTGTAGGCCGTGAGACACTCAAGCAAGTGCAAGCCCGCACCGGGTTTCGTATGTCCAGCATCCGTAGCGCCTGTAAGTATATGAAGATTCGTCTTCAAAAGGAGGAGCAGTCGTGAGCAAGGTATCACTGGAGGTAACTATGATGAAAATCATCGGTGAACTTAAGGCTGAGAACGCCCGGCTCAAGGCCGAGGTCGAGCGGCTGACGGCCTTCACCACCCGCACCATCATCCCGAACGAGGAACTGCAAGCACAGGTTGAGACGCTCCAAGCCCGATGCGATTTCCTAGAGGGCCGTGGACTATGATTAAGCCACCCAGCAAGCGTGGTCAGTGTGGTAAGAATGCCATCCCTAAACTTGGCCTGACTCCCACTGAGGAGAAAAGAATCAAGCACAACTTAGAGGAAAACAAGAAACGCTGGCAGTACCTTCTCTCCCTCAACAAGTGGCAGCCGACCCAATGACCGACATCTCTAAGTGCGACGGCTGGATCCGAAACGTCTTGTGCGTTAACCGAGACAACTGCCTACGCTACACTATCAAGGCCGACGATCTGCTTCAGTCCTGGCTTACGCCACAGATGAAGACGAACGGTCAGTGCCAGTATTTCCTACAAAACTATGAGCAAAAAAAAGACCAACCTGGCAAACAAGATTCTTGAGTACATCCGGCGCAACGAGGGAGAACAGGCCATCCCTGCCGGTCATAAGAGTATCAACGAATGGCTTGTCATCTTTGGATGCAGTCGTCGTCAGTGGGGCATTATGCTTCCAGGTTTGGTGCGTGGCAAGGTAGCGAAGTTCGTTAAGATTCGCAGAGTAATGAATGGCAAGCTGCGGATGATGAACTTCTACCAGATCGACGAAGCCTTCTTGCGTAAGGTTAAAGGTAAGTAAAGCGGACTTTCCCGCTGGTTAGCCACGGGTTGTCCTAACGATTAAGAGGCTTCCTTATGAGCAACGCACAACGATGAACTCTAACCACCTCTTAACGCTGAGAGTAGTTATACATCGTATGACGTGTGTGTCAATGCGTCCGGCCTATAATAAAGTTCACAGCCACTTCACGCTCTCTTGATGAACACCAGTGCCTTCTTTATGACAAAGTTGATAATCTCTGGAGCTGCTGCTCCGGCAAACCCAACGGCAGCATAACGCATCGTGAGAGATTGAATCACGTCCGTAAGGTACAGACCTACTAGGGCAGACACGATGGCTGCTGCCATCATCCGGCTTACATAATAAAGAACAGTCTGCTGGCCGTCGCTTACCAGGATACGGCTGAACATAGCAGAAGCACCGATGGCGCTGGACACGCTAACGTCTTTAACTAACTGACCAAGTTCGTCAGGGTTTACGGGAGGAGTTGCCATCGGAGTTAATATTATCCCTGACCTTGTCGTACATCCACCAGATCGCAAGTGCCGCAGAAGCACTTAATGTAGTCCCAATCACAATCGAGAAATACTCACTATCGATAATAAACGGCACTGCGCCAGCCAGCAGTCCTGTGGCAATGATAGGAATCCCGATACGGACGGAGGCAAGGGCGCAGGCCAACCCGCCCCCGATTACCAAGGCCGCCCCGGTTAGACTCCAGATATTCTGGGAAGCCTCCTGCTTGACCCGATCTACTTCCTTGAGTAGTTCACTATTCCTATTCTTGAGAGCCTGGATATCGGCTTCAGACTTCTTGGCATCAGCCTCTGCCTTAGACCATAGGGACTCAATCTTGTCCTGTAACTGCTTGGCTTCGACTAGTTGCTTACTGTATGCCTCTGGGGAGGCCGTAGAAGCCCTTGCACGGGCTAGGGCGATGTCTGGCTCAGTCGCTGGCACTAAATAGGCTAGGGCTACCTTACCTTCAGCCTTTACCACCCCCGGCTTGTCAGCGTGTTCGACAGCCACGGTGATGGCAGCAGCCGCCAGTTGCTCAGACCTGTCAACCTTCTCACCAACCTTGACTAGATCGCCAACGCTGGGGGCAGGGCTAGGGTTAGGCTCAGGCTCAGGGGTTGTGGCGCAAGCAACCAGAAAGATAGCCGGTAGGATAAACTTAATCATTTGTATCGCTTGGCAGCTCGCTCCATCTTCTCCCGTTCAACAGGAGTCGAGTACTGGTTGATGATGGTCTTACCGCCAACAGCCCTGTAGAGTTCAGCGGTAGCCTTCTCCTTGCTGACTGTTCCGGGGACGTTCTTCATCGGGTTACGGATACGTTCCTCGTTCATCTGGAGAGCGTTGTAGGCGGCGCGGGAGTCCTGTGTGCGGTACATCTCAGTTCCGTCGATACCGTACAGGTGGTAGGTGTAGACAGCCTTACCCTGCTTGTTGACCCCGTTGTAGTAAGCGACCAACTGGTTACCAAGTTCAGTCTTCCAGACGCTGTTGATAGCATTCTGGAGATCGACGCTCAGACCCATATGCCTGTCGAAGTACTTGTTGACGTTGGGAACCTGGGCAGCAACTTCGGGTGAACCAAGGATGCCAGCGGCACGGGTATTGCCGGTAGTGGCATCGACGGCAGGGCCAGCCTGTGTTCCAGTGGTAGCGGAGCGAGGGACGAACGGCTTACCTCCACCGATACGACGAACGACTAGCGGACGATCAACAGCGGTGACACGAAGACCTTTAGGGTCAACCCGGACGCTGGCGTTGATAATCTTGGCGAGGTCAAGTTCTGGGTCTTTAGAGTTAAGGGCATCGGCAAGGGCATTGGCATCTTCCACTGCAATCTCAGCCTTTTTCTTTGCCTCCTTGGTTGCCGTCTCAGCACTGCGACGCTCGATATCTTCACGCAAGTCCTTAGACCGCTGGGCAGACTCCCGGTCAACAGCAGCCGTGCGTTCTACGTTAGCCTTCTCAGCCTCTCTAATCTTTTCGGCGCTACGCTGAATTATATCCTGCTTCAACTTCTCGTTGATTCTGGTGCGTTCGTTCTGAAGACGTTCGACTTCGGCCTTGTTCTTTTCAACGGCTGCTTGATAGTCGGCATCGCTCTTAGCCTTGGCCGCTTCGTGTTCCTTGATAATCTGAGCCTCACGATTGGAGATGGCTTCGGATGCGTCATACCACTCGCTGTTACCCTTGCGGACATCCTTCAGGAGATCGGCTTCAGCCTTAGTCCGGCTTCTCTCAATCTTCTTTTGTTCAGCTGCCTGAGTAGCAGCATCCTTCGCCTGGGCATCAGCAAGTTTCTTTGCTTCGGCCTTAAGAACCTTGTCGGCAAACTGGCTGGCTTCTAGTCCTGCTTCAGCCTGGAGGCGAACTTGATTAGACTGGGCAACTGCTTGGTCAAAGTTCTTGGCAGTGTTAGGTACGTTCTGACCCTCGACATAGATGTCGTATGAGCGTCCGTTAAACTCGTGAATGTACGAGTTAGGTAGTTCGGGGTGCGACCAAGACCCGGTGAGTGTATTGGCAGGATTGACGGCAAGGAAACCAGTTCTAAGTTTAGCCACACGGTCACCGCTTAACTTGTCCCAAGCACCGGGAGACATATTGAACTGACCACGGGTAACCGCTGGCTGTGCCATCAACGATCTAGCGCCAGTATCAACCATCGTTCCCATATGGGACACCTTGATACTCTGGAACGGGAAGTTGAAACCACGGGTAACCTGAGTGGTGAAGTTGGTGGGGTTGACGACGACACGACCATTTCTGGTTGTGAGGCCGAACACCGCACGGAGGGCTGTAAGGCGAGCCTCACCAAGAGCCATATCTCCATTGCCAAGCGAGATGGCAGAAGGCTCAGTAATCTTACCACCCGGAACTTCAATAGAGGTCGGGTCAATCGGGCCACCGTCAAGGTATCTCTGGAGCCACTGGTTAGCGAGGGTGTTGAACTCGGTGTCATCCTTGAACAGTTCAGCAAACTGCTTGGCGGTGATTTCATTGCCAGCAAGGTCTTTGACGTAGCCGGTCACGTTGCCGTCCTTGTCGTAGATACGCAGACCTTCGGCACGGGCGGTGGAAAGGTTCTGATTCAACTTACCAAGGTTGAACACCTTCATCGTGAACGAGTTCGTTGGCGTATACAGACCCTTATCTGTATTATTAAGTTTGGCGTATTCAGCGGCGCTCTTTACTCCGTCTGGGCCGACATACTGGATGGTAGTCTCCAGGTGAAGCGGGACGAATGTCTCATCAGCAATATACTGGAACTCGTCACCGATCTGAACTCGTCGCTCAGACGTGGTAGACGGGCGGTGCGTTTCAGCACGGACGACTCTGGCTTGGAAGACAGGACGCTCGCTTCCGGCAAGGGCAAGGGACTCAAAG